GTTTCTTGTCCTTGGGAAAGATGGATGTATGGAAAGCCGTATTTATATGGCAATACTAACACTATCGTACCAAAGAACACGCAAACAAGGTACTGTAAGGATGTTGTTACCCAGAGATTTAAAGAGCGTCAAGCCAGAGGCGAGATTTTCAATAATCCGTTTCTATCTGAAAAGGTAACAGAGAATACAGGAGGCGCCCCGCATTATAAGTCGATTTATCTACTTAATAAGCAATATGGCGCTGAAGGTTACATCTACGATGGTAAGGTTGCTGTGGCTCCTTATATGCCAGAGTACCTAGCATTAGAACCCGACCCGACCAATAGTAAATATTGGGCGACGTATGACAAAGCTGTAACGCAAGCGTGGGGCAACAGAAGTGTTGTCGCATTCGCGGCGTCAATGGCCTTGGCTGAGGGGAAGAAGACTATACAGGGAATTTACGAGATCTTGTTTAGAGTTGTCCAAATCGCGAAAGCGGCTAAACGACTCGACTACAAGTATCTGTTGGATGAATTATCTCCATCAGAGCTCAAAGATCGCTATATGGAACTTCGTTATGCAATTAGGCCTCTTGTAATTGATGCTAGTAATATCATCAAAACCGTTAATGCCCAACGTGGGAATGAACGGCGAACCGCAAGAGGAGGACATTCACTTAGATCAGTTGTATCTGACACCACTACATCGTGGGTCGGTCAACAACGTTTTACGTGGTCCAGAACAGCCGCCCACATAGTGGAGGCACGGGCTGGAGTCCTTTGCGATGTTAACGTTTCATCACCCGGTTTATTGGGAATGAATGAGATCAACGAAACTTTATTGGAGGTATTTCCTTTCTCCTTTATTTTAGGTTGGTTTGTTGACGTAGCATCCTTAATCAGCTCTTGGACGCCGAAATACGGTATCTGGGAGTTAGCTTCATGGGTTACAGTGAAGGAAACGATGACACAACAGGTCACTATGACTGATGCGTCGTATCCAAATGACTTTCCATCCGGGTTAACCGGAGAGAAGTATTTGTCATGGTCTGGAACGAAAACTAAAACAGTCGTCCGAACCACTCGAACCCCAAATCCTAAGCGGAGCATCTGGCCGTCATGTGACGTAAACCTAGATACTCTAAAAATTATTGACCTTGGTATTATCCTTACATCAATATTGACCGGAACGGCCAAGAAATGGTGGAGGTAATGCCGCTTGTACAAGGAGTTTTTCCATGCAACCAAACGAAATTACATTAATGGTCGATACGACCGGTGATGGATCAGCAATTGTCTCCGAGACTTTAACACGTTTCGAAGAGTTCGCCAACCG